ACAGCGACATCTACAAAAAAGCGCGAGGCTAAACCCCAATGGCCACCGGAACCGGCACCATCCATGATGGCGAACTAACCATCTACGACGCTGGCACCCGCACCACAGCGGGCTACTTCACCACCATCGACGCCACAGCAAACTACTGGTCATTCCAAATCACCGTCACCAGCCACACCAGCGGTAACATCAACTTTGATTTTGAAGGCAGCCTGGATGGAACGAACTGGGGCCATATCACTGTCGCCACCAAACACGCCGGCAACCTGACCATCAACGAAAATACAACGGTCATATACTTTGCAACCGGCAGCCCGTGCCGTCACGTTCGCGCCCACATCACTTCCATGCCATCCGGCCCAACTGTGGCCTGCAAGGTTGGTGCAATGTAATGGCCATCCAAACCATCATGGGCGGCTGCATCCACGTCGAAATTGACGCTGAAGAGGGCACAACTCACGCCACCTTCGTCTTCAAAACCCCGTCCGTCCCAGAAACATTGGGCGGCTTCATTACGATGCTGGCACACGGCATCGAAATCCTGGTGCCAATTACCGATCCCGACGACGAGGAAAACGACGATGACGATTGAATACCGCGGCGAAAAATTCGCTGGTTACAACAAACCAAAACGTACCCCAAATCACCCGACTAAATCACACGTAGTCCTTGCAAAAGAAGGCAACGAAGTAAAACTAATCCGCTTCGGACAACAAGGCGTATCCGGCTCCCCCAAGCGCACTGGAGAATCAGAAGCCGACCGCAAACGTCGTGAAGCGTTTAAGGCTAGACACGCGGCTAACATCAAGAAAGGAAAAATGTCGGCCGCGTTCTGGGCGGATCGCACCAAATGGTGACTAAATGACCTACGCAGTACCGGGCCGCTACCCCACCAACATCATCAGCACGACCTACCAAGGCACTGCTGACAGCCCTTTTACGCGCACCGCAAGCGTCTTGGGCATGATGAAAGCCTGGGAAATAATGAAAGCGGTCACCCGCGGCACCGAATATCTACGCGAAAACAGCGAAGCCTTTCTCCCCCTGGAACCCCGCGAGGACTACACGGCATATCTAAGCCGCGTAAACCGCGCAGTTTTTTCGCCTTACACGCAACGCCTAATCCGCGCCGCCGCCGGCCTGATTATGCGTAAACCCATCGCCCTAGAGGGTGACCCCTACTGGCGCGAAGTATTTGCCAAAGACGTCGACGGTTGCGGTTCAGATCTAGACGAATTTGCCCGCCGCCTGGTGATCTGCAGCCTGACCTACGGCCACGGCAATATCCTCGTCGATTATCCGGCCCCCACCGAAATCCGCAGCCTGGCGGAAGAACGCGCTTTGGGCCGTCGCCCCTACTGGATTGAAGTTGATCCCGCCGACGTCTACGGCTGGCGCTTAGACCGTGACGCGGCTTACGGAAGCCTGACGCAAGTCCGCATCCACGAGCAAGCCATCGTGCCTGAGGGCCGTTTTGGCGAGAAAGTGTACGAACAAATCCGCGTCATCGAACCAGGTCGCTACGCGATTTACCGCCAACGCCAAGAGAAAAAACCCCTCGGCAATGGTTATGCCGAACCCATCAACAACGGCGGCGACTACGAACTAATCGACTCTGGCACCTACAGCCTTAGCGAAATCCCGCTTGTTACCACCTACAGCAACAAAGTCGACACACTGGTCAGCCGACCACCCCTACTAGATATTGCCTACCTAAACCTGGCGCACTTCCAACGCCAAGCCGACCTAATCCACAGCCTGCACATCGCCTCCCAACCGATGCTGGTCCTTGAGGGCTGGGACGACCAAACCAAGGACATGGCAATCAGCGTGAACTACGCCATGGCAACCGCCCCCGGCAACAAGATCTATTACGTGGAGCCTGCGGCTAGCGCCTTTGAAGCCCAGAGCAACGAAATCCGCGAACTGCAAATGCAGATGGCCACGTTAGGCATCAGCACTCTTAGCCAGCAAAAGTTTGTCGCCGAATCTGCCGACGCCCGCCGCCTAGACCGCGTCGACACCAACTCAATGTTGGCCGCCGTCAGCCTCGACCTGGAACAAACCCTCCAAAAAGCGTTTGACTACGCCGCGGCCTACCTTGACCTGGAGCCACCGGAAGTCAACATCAGCCGCGACTTCGACATTGACCGCCTAATCGGCCAAGACGTGACCGCCATCACGGCCCTCTTTGACAAGGGCGTCATCACGCTGGAGGAAGTCCGCGCCATCTTGACCCAAGGCGAAATCCTGCCGTCCATGGAACTTGGCGCATTGCCCGAGGAAGAGCCTGGCGAAATCGAATCCATGGATGACGAAGCCGAAGGCGAAGAATCACCAGGCGAACAAGAAGACGAAAACGAAGAATCCGACCTCACACCCGACCGCATGGAGCAACTAATCACCGCCCTCCTGGAACGGCAGTGACGCGATGCCCAGCCCGGCCGACTATCTGACGCTGGCGCAGGTAGCAACCCTGCTACGCCTAGCCAACCGCCTCGAAGCCCTCGAAACCCAAGGCCCTCCTGCCCCAGGAGAACAAGGTCCAGCTGGCGCGGACGGTTTACAAGGCTCCCAAGGCGAACCGGGCCCTCGCGGCCCAACTGGAGCACAGGGTCCGCAAGGTCTACAAGGCGAAACCGGCCCTCGCGGTGAGCGAGGCGAAAAAGGCGACCGCGGCGAAATAGGTCCCCAAGGCGAACGCGGTGAAATCGGCCCTGCGGGACCTACTGGCCCCAAGGGCGACCGCGGTCCAACTGGAGCACCAGGCCCTGAAGGCAATCCCGGCCTCAACGGCTTAAACGGCCCAACCGGCGCCAGCGCCTACGAGATCGCAGTCAGCAATGGTTTTGACGGCACCGAAAGCGACTGGCTGGAAAGCCTTGTCGGCCTTCGCGGCAAAAAAGGCAAAGACGGTGCAGACGGCCTTAACGGCCGCCCCGGCATCGGCATCGCCAGCGGCGGCACCACCGGCCAAGCCCTCGTCAAAACAACCGACAACAGCTACGACACAGGCTGGGCCAACGTACTGACCTCCAACACAACCGGCATCACTGGAGCAACCGCAATCACCAACCTCATAAAGATCAGCCAAGCGGACTACGACGCAATTCCAACAAAGAGCGCCACCACCCTTTACATCGTGGTCTGATGGGTCTTCGCATCGGCAACCAGGAAGTCCAGCAGATCTACCTGGGCACCACGCAAGTCACCGAAATTTTCATCGACAACGTCGACATTTTGCCGGTGGCAGCCTTCAACCTACTGCTGGAGAACGGCTCCCACGTCCTAACCGAAGCCGCCTACCGCCTCCTGCTGGAACGCCGTCCTTTACTCCTTACCGAAACCCTGGAGCAACTGACCACCGAAACAGGCGACTACTTAACGACCGAGGCGGCATAACAACTTGCTCTTATACTACAAAAGTCAACCTTACCTTTGTCATGACCCAGTCACTGGACAAAGTGCTTCAGCCTGACGGCACCTACAAGTGGGAACTTGTGGAACTGCGGGCTGAGAACTTGTACGAAAAGGACAAGCCTGCTTCTACTGAAGCGCCACGCAAATTTGGCCGCAAGGCCAAAGACAGCGAAACCCTCGAAACCCCTGGAACTGAGTTTTAAGCATGGAAGAGCAAGTCATCCAGGCGCCCGTGGCGTCTGAGACCCAGTCCGTGACTGGAGTCGACACCGCTCCATCTCCCGATTTGAGCGCCGTTCGTGCCGAATACGAGGCACAACTAAATGCGCTCAAAACCCAAGCCACCGAAGCCGAGGAACGTTTCCAAGGCATCAAGGCCAAGCTCGACGAGGTCTACAAAAAACAGGACGACCAGCGCCGCAAAACGCTGGAAGACCAAGGCCAATGGAAAGACCTCTGGGAAGAAGCCAACCGCACCGGCCAAGAAAAAGACCAACAGATTGCCGACTTCCAACAACAGCTGGAGGATCTCCGTCAATCCAACGAAAACGCAGCAGTCCGCACCAAAGCCATGGCTGCCATCAGCCAGGCTGGAGCGATCAATGCTGAGCAGATGCTGCAACTTTTACAGGGCAACATCCGCAAAAATGATACCGGCAGCGTCGTCATTTTGAACGGCGGAGTGGAGCAAGATTTAACCGCATATCTTGCCAATCTCAAGAATCCTGGCTCTGGTTTTGAGCACCACTTCAAACCCAGTTCTGCTGCCGGAATGGGCACCAAACCCAACCCCACATCTGTAGTGGCCCCAGGTATTAACAATCCCTGGAAAGAGGGTGCAATCAACCTCACACAACAGATGCTAATTTCTAGTCAGGACCCTGACCTCGCAGCTGTGCTGAAGAGGGAAGCAGGACTCTAAAAGCACCTGTGGTGCCCCCCAAGTCTGTGACTTGGACCCCGCAAACCCCAATCCCCTGGTACTAAGAAATGGCCGCACCATTTCAGAACTATTCCGGCGGTGTCCTTCTCGCGGACATCGTCAAGCGCAATAACCTCAGCACCTATGTGTCTGAGGCCATCAAGGAGCGCAGCCTCTTCCTGAAGAGCGGCGCTGTGGTTCGTAACAGCCTGCTGGATGCCCGCGAAGGCGGCACCCGCATCCAAGTGCCCGAGTTCAACCCCGTGGCTCCCACCGAGGAGATCATGGACGGCACCGCCACCTGGGGCACCAGCACCGCTGGTTATCTGACTCCCCAGAAAATCGGTACTGCCACCCAAATCGCCACCATCTGCCATCGCGGTTTCGCGTATGCGGTGGATGACGTTGCGATGCTCGCGGCCGGTGAAGACCCCATGCTTCACATCCGCAACCAACTGGCCGATGCCATCAACAAACTGAACAGCCAGCGTCTGTTCAGCCATTTGGCTGGTCTCTTCGGTTCTGCCTTGTCGGCCAACAGCCTGGATCTGGGTATCGCTGCCGCCTCTGGCGCTGCCGAGGCCAATTTCCTGACTGGCGCCGCTGTGGCCCGTGCCCGCAACCTGCTGGGTGAGCGCGGCGACGAGCTGGACACTCTGGTGGTGCACCCCTCCGTGGGCTTCTACCTGTACCAGATCGGTCTGCTGACCTTCTCCACCTCCGCACTGGCCGCTTCTGGCTCTGTGATCTGGGGTGGTGGCGGCGTGGGCGTTGGTGCTCGTGCCATCGGCGAATTCGCCGGTTGCCGCGTCATCATCGATCCTCTGGTGAACACTGTTGTTCCTGGCACTGGCGGCCACCAGCGCGAGTTCTACTGCTATCTGACCAAGGGTGGCACCATCCTGGAAGGCGTGCAGCAGGACCTCCGCATCGAGGCCGACCGCAACATCCTGTCCAAACAGGACGTGCTCTCGGTGGATTACCACTCTGCCTATCACGTGATGGGCACCAAGTGGAATTCCGGTTCCGACAACCCGACCAATGGCACCCTTGCCACCTCGGGCAACTGGCAAGCCACCTACGACATCGACCTGATCCCCCTGGTTCAGCTCACTGTCAACAGCCCCCTCGACACCTCCACCATCTGATACTCAGATCGAAGGAACTCCGAGCCCCACTTCGGTGGGGCTTTTTTATTGCAGCTACACTGAAACAAAGGATTTCTAGTACGCAGTGTGGCCGCAGTCATCATCGCCACTTTGAGTAGCGCAACGGCCAACAGCTACGTGACGCTGGCGGAAGCCAACACCTACTTCGAGACTGTCCCCAACAGCAGCACCTGGACCGACAAAACCGACGATCAAAAGAACCGCGCCCTGATTTCCGCCACCCGCTGGATCGACAGCCTGAATTTTTATGGTGACCGCTGCAACGCGGACCAAGCCTTGAAGTGGCCTCGCACCAACTACGACGTCGACAACATCACGCTGGAGTGCGACCTAATCCCGCTCCAAATCAAGTACGCCGCCTACGAGCTGGCGCGTTCTCTTGCCAACGACACCGACGCCATCACAGGTAACACAGGCACCAGCGGCCTCTACGACCAAGTGGAACTTGGCGACCTCAAAGTCAAGTACAGCAAAACCAGCCAAGCCGTAGGCACCATCAACAACGTTTTTGACGTCTACCCCTGGCTCCAGACTTACCTTGGCGCATACTGCGCCGGCGGCTCGGGCAGCTATCAACTGCGCGTCTTTAGGGGCTAATCATGAGCCTTGTCGACGACACTTTTGCATCCATCCCGGCCCAACTGTTGGCGGACTGGGGCCAAAACGTGACTTACCTCAAAGCCAATACAGCCCCCACTTACAACACCACCACCGGCGTAGTATCTGGAGCCGACACAAGCCTGACTGTCCGCGCTTTGATTTTTGCCGCTAATCCCGAAGAATTTGAAAGTTTTTATCAAACAAATGATCTAAAAGTCATCGTCGGCAACGCCGAACTTGGAGCGTACTCACCAAGCATCCGCGACCGTATCCAGTACACCGAAAACGCCGTTACCCGCACAGGCCGCATTATCAGCTGCAAAACATCCCGCGGCGAAAACCCAATCGTCCACACCCTTCTAGTGAGGCCTCAATAATGGCCCGCGACATCAAATTTCTCGTCAAAGACATAGAAGAAGCCACTTTGCGTGGAGCACAAGAGGCTTGCGTCCAGATCATGAACGGCCTCGCCCAAGCCGGCCCCGCTTACACAGGTAAGTTCTCCTCCGCTTGGTACGCCTTACCCAAAGGTGCTACGCCTGGCGGCTCTCGCGCAAGCGGTCGAATCTATCGCTACGACAAACGCAACGTCCCGCTAGCTCGTTTCCAACAGGGCACTTGGTACAACATCGTCAACGGCATGGATTATGCCGATGAAGCGATGGACCTGACGCCTTTTGTCTACGAAGACTTCAAGAGACAAGACACTGTAAAACCGCAAAAGACTGGTACACGTCCCACCGGCGGCACCCGCGGCCAAGTGACTGGCACAGGTCGAAACACAAGCACTGCTCCATTGGACTGGTGGCCTAAGTACAACGCCGCCGGTCAGTTGGATGCAGACTTAGCCAAAGGTTTCCGCCTTGGTTTTGGCACCGCTAGAGGATTCGGCAAATGAACTATCAATCTGTCCGCGCTGCCTTAGAAGGCCCTTTACTTACGGCCTACAACAACCTGTCTCCGGCAGTCCCAGTTTATTTCGACAACGTATTCGACGATGACGCCGATAGTTCAGAAGAATTTGTCCACGTCAATATCCAATTCGGTCTAACAACTGAATCCACATTGACAACAAGCCTGGATCAAATTCGCGGCGTAGTTGTAATTCGCACCTACACACCAAAAGGCAAAGGCCCCGCCCGCAACCAAACCCTGGTAAACACGGCCTTCACTGTGCTTGAAACCATCAATACAACACCAAAGCCATCCACAGGCGTATATGTCCGCACCGGCTCTATAGACGGCCCATCTTTTAGTCCCAACTTGGGTGGCACGATACCTGACCAACAATCCCGCCGTGCATTTATCCCATTTTTTGTTTCACGAATCGAAGCCGGATTCAAAGCACAAGTGATCTCTTAATGCAGAACTGCACTGGAGCTAACCTGTACTAAGCCGGGCAGTGCCCGCACTTTGTCTACCCCATAGGTACTCCCAATGGCCACCGTTCTTTCGGGCACCTCCGGCGCCCTG